TCCATAGTAGTGATATTAAGACTATTGCGATTGTGATGCCAATCACCCATAAAAATTCCAACATCGCAACCCTCCTCTTTGGCTTTTGCAATATACCAATCTACAAAATCTTCGCAGTCTTTGTTATGAACACTACTGTTAGACTTTAATCCAAAATGTATGTCAGTAAAACAAGCAACTTTTTTAAACAGTTGTGTCGTTTGCTGTGTCATTAGTTGTATCCTCGTTATGTCGTTTCAAAGCCGCGGCATGTTCACCCGCACCTGTTCTGCTATAGCTAGGGTTCATACCATTCATTTCGAGAATATCGTCTCGTATGTTTTGATTGCGCTTTTCAATATTGATAACACGCACAAATGAATTAGTAACAGCGGCAGTAAAATAAGCAAAAGGATTATCACTTTTGGATTCATCAAATTGTAGTCCTATTTGTGTCAACTGTAAAATAGCTTGACCTTTCATTTCATCATTGTATGTGTAGCCACGAACGTTACCGCGAGTAGCGTACCTCTCACACAATTTTAACATCATTCTTGCTAGAGTTGGAGTAATTTGGCCCGCATCTTTGTCAAAATGCCCTTTATCTAAAGTACCCTTCCAATGGCTTTTGCCCACACAGATTAATTTTTCTGCATCTTCGTCATCGAATTTCCAGTGTTGGAACGGTGGAAAGTTTACTTTGTCTCTATGGTCAGCAAGACTTTTAGGATTCTTCTTGCGAGTGTTGTTCAACGGAATATGATCAAAACTCATAATCCTAAACACTAGATCCAATTTATTAATTTTTTTATAATCGACTTCACAGTCTGCTTGTTTGACTTTCTCACCTGCTTTTTTGCGAGTTTGATAGTCTAGATCGCCGATGCGTTTAGCCCTGTTTCGTTTGGCTTCTGCTACTGTTCTTATGTTAATTTTATCAACACTCGGTAGGATAATATCGTATTGATGATATTCTGGTTTGGTAAACACACAATACGAACTTTTTGAACGGTGTATTTCTAACAACATATCCTTGTTGTTTAGGTAGTTAACTTTAGCTGTCATTAATTCATTCTCCGGATGTTATATTATAAACTACGCACATAATAAAGTCAACTAAATATTGTACCAAAAGGACAATTACTTATTATGGCAGACCAAACAATTAATTCACAAATCGGTGCCGCAACCGGGTTACTTGGCGCCGCCACTTCGGGTGTTAGTGCCGCTAAAAACTTAGGTAGTGCAATTTCATCAGCGTTTGATGCTGGCGGTGGTGGTGCTAACGGTGTTGCAAGTGCGATTCGAAGTATCGATTTACCAGCGGCTGGCGAAGCTATTGGAGATATCGAAAGTGCCATTGCTAGTTTTGGTGGTGATGGTAGTAATGAAAAAGATTGGCGTGTACGACTAAGTCTTTCTAGTTGGTCCAGCTTTAGAGGTAGTCCAGTTTTAAAACCATTAAAAGATGCAGGCGGTTTAATTTTTCCTTACACTCCAAAAATTAGTATTTCTAGTTCAGCTAGTTATAATCCAATCCCAACTGTACATACTAATTATTCTTTCCAGGCTTACAAAAGTAGCGATCCTGGAACAATAAGTATTACAGCACCGATGTATGTAGAAGATCCTGAACAGGGTCTATATTGGATTGCCATGGTTCACTATCTACGTTCGCTGACTAAAATGTTTAGCGGAGCAGATCCAAAAGCAGGAAATCCTCCACCTGTAATTATGTTAAATGGATATGGAAATTACGTTTTTAAAAATGTCCCTGTGGTCGTTAAGATGATGAAAGTAGAATTAGCCAACGATGTTGACTATATTGGAGTTAATGTAGTTGGTTCTGCCGCAGGCGAGATACAAGGTATTACAGATAGTATCGGCGGTTTGTCAGACTCGTTAGGTAGTGTGCTTCCAGGATTTAGCGGAGTAACTGATATAGTAACCGGAGCAGTGAGTAGTATCGCTGGCGGTATAGGACAAATTGCAGGGCTTGCTGGCAGCTTAGGTCTCGGTGGAATCACTGAAGGCGGCGTGACTCGTGTACCGACTAAGAGTAGTTTTACTGTTGAATTAATTCCTGTTTATAGTAGAGACAGTGTTCGTAAGTTCAGCCTAGATAGATTTGTCTCAGGTGGATACCTAACCAACCCAACTGGATACATTTAATATGTCATCAAATTATCAAAACACTAGCCCGTGGTTTAATACAAAGGTAGTTAATAACTATCTTGATGTAATGGCTATCAGAGCAGTAAGCTCACAACCTGATGATTTTTTATATACAATACAACCACAATATACATATCGTCCTGATTTATTAGCCTTTGACTTGTACGGGGATCCTAACTTATGGTGGGTATTCACTCAGCGTAACATGGATGTACTACAAGATCCTATTTTTGATTTTGTACCAGGTACTAAAATTTACATTCCAAAGAACAGCGGCCTTAAAACAGTATTAGGAATATAATATGGGATTATTCGATTCGGTTGCAATTAATCCATCACAAATTAATTCTGCATCTAATGCAGTTCAACAACTTGGCAATGCTAATGGAGTATCCGGTATAACAAACGCTGTAACAGGTGCGTTCGGTAGTATAGGAAAATTCTTTAAAACTTTATCAGGAACTAAATTACCTTTAAAGAATCCGTTGTTTGCCTATGCTACCTATGATTATGTTATAGGATTAGGAGCATTATCTCAAGCTGAAATTAATGATCCTGATAAGGCATATTTCGCAGGAAAAACACCATTGCTGATTTGTAAGAGTGCAAACGCAGATCCAAACAACCGAGTTAAAACAACATTTGGTAAGTTTGATTTTTTTATTAACAATTTAAAAATTAGTAGTTTAATAGGATTTGCAGCCGGCGGTAATGGCGGATCTTGTACACTAACATTTGATATTATTGAACCTTATAGTATGGGTATGTTCTTTATCGCTTGTCAAACAGCCGCAGATAAGTTGGGATTTGACAACTGGCGTGAAGCTCCTTTTGTAATTACTATCGATTTCCGTGGAAATAAAGAAACGGGACAGATGGTGAATATTCCTGGAACAAAGCGATACATTCCATTTATGTTTGCAGATATCGCTATGACTGCTGATGCAAATGGTTCTAAATATACCTGTAAAGCAATCGCTTGGGGAGCAGGTGCAATTACTGATGCTGTTGCTAATTTAAAAAGTGATGTGACAGCACAGGGCAATACAGTGCAAGAAATTTTACAAACTGGAGAAAATAGTCTCCAAGCCGCACTGAATAAAAAATGTAAAGCGATCGCTAAACAAAATAATATTGAAACACCGGACGAATATTTAATATTATTTCCGAATGAAATAGCATCGGATACCGGAGCCGAATTTACATCGATACCTGCCGGTCAAACTGCACCTACGGCTTCACCGAGTATTGATGTTAATGATTATCAAGCTACTTATAAAACATTAGGAGTTTCTCGAAGTGATATTAACAGTTCACTAGTACAAAGTGTAGGAGCGGTAAATGCTCTTGGTGCTTCTGCTATGAGACCAGGTAAACCAGATTCTCCTCAAAACAAAGATAATTCAGTATATGATGCTAAGATCGATCAATTTATTAGATCAAAAAATACATCGACATCGACTACAAACTCTGTTACGTTCCCACAAAATGCAAGTATATCGACAGCAATTAATAATGTTTTATTAAAAGCGGCTTTCGCAGACGAAACTCTTCAGGCAAGCGCCTTAGATGAAAAAGGTATGCGAAATCATTGGATTATCGTACCGCAACAGTATATTATAAGTTCACAGACTAACATTAATACTGGATCTAAGGCACTCCTTCATGTGTATAAAGTTATTCCCTATAAGGTACACGCTAGTAAACTTATGCCAGCAGGCGGCAAAGCTCCAGGATTTGAAAATCTTAATAACGAAGCAGTAAAAGAATACAATTATATGTTTACAGGAAAGAATGTAGATATAATTGAGTGGAAACTTCAATTCGATATGAGCTTCACAGCCGAGCTTCCGGTATCAGCCGCCGCACAATCGACTGATACACAATTGGCAGCTAACGAAGGCGATGGTTCTAAATCTCAAGAGAAAGTTAAACCATTAAGTGAAGGAAAAACTTTTGATAAAACTCCCGGTGTGCAAAATCCAACAGTGAAATTTATTACTACCCTAACTGGAACTGATTTACAAGGTGGTGGTGGTAGCGATACACAAGCAACTCGTGCCGCAAGAACATGGCATGATGCAGTGACTAGGGGTATGGAAATGCAAGCCTTAAGGATGAAAATAATAGGAGATCCTTATTATATTGCACAAAGCGGTGTAGGCAATTATTTTAGTGCTCCATCACAGTATTCAAACCTTAACAGTGACGGATCTGTAAACTGGACTAGCGGCGAAGTTGACATTCGAGTTAATTATAGAAGTCCGATCGATATTAATCAAGCCACAGGATTGTATAATTTTGGATCAAAAACTTTTAAAGATCCTGAAACAGGAAAAAGCCAGTCGGTGTCGCAGTTCAGCGGACTTTATCAATTGATATATGTTGATAGTGTTTTTAGCAACGGACAATTCACACAAGATTTAAAAGCTCTTCGTCGACCAATGCAAGAATCAACACAAGAGCCAGCCGAAGTATATTCATCGAATACAGATAAACCAGCATCAACTCAAACTGCTGAAAATACAAATAACGACGGATGGTACGAAGGATAATATGGCAAGTACACAAAATTTTCAAAGTTCAACAACTCCTGCCGCTCCTGATGCAGGGCCGTTCCTTGCCAGAGTAATTAGTCATCAAGATTCTAGCTTTATGGGAACCCTACAGGTTGAACTACTACGTCCAATTGGAAACAGTGCCGGCAGTATAGCTGGAAGTTCTGAATTACGTATAGTAAGCTACCTGAGTCCTTTTTACGGAGTCACTGGCGCAAGATATATAGGTCAAGATCCTAACGATTATAATCAAACACAAAAAAGTTATGGCATGTGGATGGTACCTCCGGATGTCGGAACTACAGTAATGGTAATTTTTATCCAAGGCGATGTCAAGCGCGGTTTTTGGATAGGATGCGTGCCGGATGAAAATATGAATTTCATGATACCGGGAATTGCCGCTACTGAACAGGTAGTCGAAGGTGGCAACAGAGCTCCAGTTGCAGAATATAACAAAAGAGTAAACGAGTCTACGGCCGACCCAACAACTTATACTAAACCGAGACATCCTTTATATAATAAGTTAGTTACTCAGGGTCTCGACCAAGATGACACTAGGGGTATTACAACTAGTAGTAGTCGTAGAGAAACACCTAGTATGGTTTTTGGTATCAGCACTCCTGGCCCAGTTGATAAACAACCTAATGCTAAAAAAGGTCCTATAGGGCAAGCTGACTCGCAAATTCCTAATGCATTTGTCAGCCGTTTAGGCGGAGCAACATTTGTAATGGATGACGGTGATTCTGCGTTTCTTCGTAAGACAGATGCCAGTAAAGGTCCTCCGGAATATGTTGCAATAGAACAAAATGAAACTGGCGGAGATGTCACAATACCGCACAATGAACTTGTAAGAATTCGCACAAGAACTGGCCATCAAATACTTTTACACAACAGCGAAGATTTGATCTACATTGGTAATGCTAAAGGTACAACTTGGATAGAATTAACTAGCAACGGTAAGATAGATATCTATGCTAAAGATAGTGTAAGTGTACACAGTGAAAACGATATTAATTTTACTGCGGATAGAGACATTAATTTTACAGCGAAAAGAAATTTTAATCTTAACTCTGCAGGCACTAACAATCTAACAGCCACTGGTGCAACTAATATCAGAAGTGGCGGAAATCACGTTGAAACTGCGGCGAATATTCATATGAATGGTCCAGCTGCCGCTGTGGCTCCTAAAGCAAGTAGAATACCGCAACACGAGCCGTGGGCCGGTCACGAACATTTAAATCCAACAGCGTATACACCTGCTAAAACTGCGGCAGTAGCTAATCCAGTCGCTCCAACAGCGACCTACTGGAAGAAATATACAACAAGTATCGACACTTTTAAGAGGGTACCTCCTCCTGAACAAGGAAACCAATAATGAGCTCAAATGCTAATTTATACAATAAAATAACTCTTCCGGCAACTAGTCAGCCTGACAACCTTGGTTCTAAGATGTATAAGGGTTTTAGTAGCGTTAATGCATCTACTGAAAATTATAACCTATTTGATTTTGAATTAATTAAACAGGATATTCTTAATCACTTTAATACAAGACAGGGCGAACGACTAATGAATCCTACCTTTGGTTGTGTTATCTGGGATTTGTTATTTGAACCGTTAACCGAAGATATTAAGAACATAATACTACAGAATGTTAATACTATCATTAATTATGACCCGAGAGTCAAGGCAGAAAGTGTAATAGTTACCAGCTACGGACAGGGTATACAAATACAATGTACCTTAAAATTTGTTCCCTATAATATTCAACAAAGTTTGCAATTAAGTTTTGATCAAGCTAACGGACTATTAGTTGGTTAATTAACTACGCACATTAATCAATAAAATAAATACACAATACGGGATATATTATGAGTTCAACAGATAGACAAAATAATTTGCTAATATCGGAAGATTGGAAAAAGATCTATCAGAGTTTCCGAAACGCTGATTTTCAAAGTTATGATTTTGAAAATTTACGCAGAACTATGATTCAATATCTACGTACTAATTTTCCTGAAGATTTTAACGATTATATTGAGTCTAGCGAATACCTTGCCCTAATTGACCTTATTGCGTTCTTGGGCCAAAGCATAGCTTTCCGTGTTGACTTAAATGCTCGTGAAAATTTCTTAGAGCTTGCTAGTCGTCGTGACAGTGTACTACGTCTAGCACGATTAATCAGCTATAATGCTAAAAGAAATATAGCCGCTAACGGATTACTTAAGATTACGACAGCGCAAACAACTGAAACAGTTATTGATAGCAATGGTCGCAATATTGCTAATCAGGTTATTTCTTGGAACGATCCTAGCAATACCAACTGGTATGATCAATTTATCAAGGTTATCAATGCGGCACTACCGCAATCACAGCAGTTTGGTAGCCCGTCAGCATCAGATACGATTTATGGAATTCCGACAAGTCAATATAGATTTAATGCAACTAATACTAATGTTCCTATATTTGGATTCACTAGTAGTGTTGCCGGCCGTTCAATGAACTTTGAAATTACTAGTACTACATTCAAAGGTCAAAATTACATTTACGAAGAAGCTCCAAAAGTTGGTAATAAGCCAGCATGTGTTTATAGAGAAGACGGCCACGGTGCAGGTAGTGCCGGCACTGGTTTCTTTTTTAACTTTACCCAAGGTAATTTACAAGCAGGTCAATTTACAGTATCTCAACCAAGTAGTAACGAAAGTATCGATGTAGCAACAGCAAACATCAACAATAGTGACGTCTGGTTATACACATTGAACCAAGACGGTATCGAAAGCGATCTGTGGACACAGGTTAGTTCTACAACTGGCAACAATATTATCTATAATAGTTTGAATAAGTCAATTAAAAATATCTATACTGTGGTAACTCGTGTAAACGATCAAATCAGTCTAGCATTTAGTGACGGCACATTTGGTAATCTTCCGTTAGGATCTTTTAGAACTTATTACAGAGTAAGCAATGGATTAACTTATGTTGTTAATCCTGCCGATATTAGAAATATCAGTATAACAATTCCATATACATCAGCTGCCGGCAAAGCCGAATCATTAACTCTAACATTGGGACTAGCATCGTCGGTTAGTAATGCTACTGCAACAGAAGATAATGTTTCTGTTAAGACCAATGCTCCGCAAACATATTATACACAGAATCGTATGATAACCGGTGAGGACTATAACATTAGTCCGCTTGCCGCATCGCAACAAGTTGCTAAAGTTAAAAGTGTTAATAGAACTAGTAGCGGTATTAGTAGATATTTTGATCTATCAGATCCCACTGGAAAGTACAGCAGTACAAATCTATTTGCTGATGACGGAGTAATTTATCAAGACTTCTACACTGATTCAGGAACCCAATTTAATTATGTAACTAAAACTGATATCCAGGGAGTTATATATAATCGAATCGCTGATCTATTGGCAAGTCCAGACTTGGCTAATTTTTATTATAATAATTTTGTTAATTTCTTAACAGCAAGTCTTAACATTGCTTGGTATAAAACTACATCTGATTCAGTATCGTCAACAGGATACGTAGGCGATATAGTTGATGCCGGAGCATATAAGGTTGGTTCTTATACCAATACCGACTTAAAATATCTTACAAAAGGCTCTCTAATTAAATTTACAGCGCCAACCGGACAATACTTTAATACAAATAATGCCAATGCATTAGTCACCGGAACAGCAACAGTTCCTGGTGCATCTAGTTACATTTGGGCAGAAGTTGTAAGTGTAAGCGGTGACGGTACTGCTAATAACACTGGTAAACTAACGTCAGGACTTGGTCCGATAACTTTAAATCAACCTATACCATCTGGTGCAGTCCTTTCAAAATTGCTACCGCAACTAACAACTTCTATTAATTCAACTGTTATTACAACAATGATAGATTTGATTTTTGCGAATAAACCATTTGGTCTAAGATACAATGCCGCAATTCAAACTTGGCAAATTATTTACGAAGCTAATCTTAATATATCATCTGCTTTTAGTCTTGGCAACCAAGGTGACACTACAAACACTCAACAGGATGCTAGCTGGTTGTTATTGTTTACTACTAACAACGTATTCTATACTGTTACTACACGATTATTAAGATATGTTTTTGAAAGTAACAAGCAGGTTCGTTTTTACTTTGATAGTACTAATCCTATATACGATAGTTCTACAGGTAAAGTTATATCTGATCAAATTAATGTATTAAGCATAAACACTCAGCCTGATGCAACTTCAGCATTTACTAGAGACCAAAAATGGAAAGTAGTAAAAGAGTATGTAGGTGTTGATGGATATATCGATAATAAAAAAATAGTAATTAGTTTTAGCGAAGATACTGATAACGGTGTGATCCAAGATCCGGAAACATTTTTAAACATTGTTGCTCCTACGACTAATGCGTTAACAAAGTATGTTATTCAACAACGCTATCTGTTAAATGACGGACAAGAAGAATATCAATATATCAGTAATGCAAATAATACAGTGGTAATTGCTCCTACTCAATCATCAATACTAACTACATTGACCACATATCCAGACGGACAATATTTTTACTTTGTTGATACTAAGGTAGTTAAAAAATTAAATCTATCAACAGCCGCACTAGTTCCTACTTTAGATTATAAGGTATTTGTAGGTAGAGATAATTTAAAATTCCAGTATACTCATAGTGCTGATTACAATTCTCGTATTGATCCGAGTGCTAGTAATATAATTGATGTGTACATTTTAACTAAAAATTATGATACATCTTTTAGACAATGGTTGTCTAATAATTCTTTAACACTGCCATTGCCTCCAAGCTCGGACGAATTGTATAATTTATTAGCACCAAGTCTAAACTTGATTAAATCAATAAGTGATGAAATTGTATATCATCCTGTGTCATATAAATTGCTGTTTGGTGCATCTGCTGGTAGAGAAGTACAGGCAACATTTAAAGTAACTAAAAATTCTAGTAGTGTTATATCGGATAATGATATTAAGGCAAGAGTTGTAACGGCACTTAATACATTCTTCGCATTAGATAATTGGGATTTTGGAGATACTTTTTATTTTACAGAACTATCAACTTATGTTATGAATCAACTAGCACCAGACATTACTAATTTTGTTATAGTGCCGTTGCAAAGTGATTTATATTTTGGTAGTCTATTCCAGATAGCGTGTCCAAGCAACCAGATCTTTATTAATGGTGCAACCGTTGATAATATTGAAATCATTTCAGGCATTACTGGGGCAAACATCAGAACAGTTACTGGTTCTGCATTAAACTCAGTATCGTCAAATCAAAATGTAACTAGTGCAAATTATGGAGCAACAAATTAATGGCCATCAGTAATAATCCAAATGGTACCAACTCGGTTGCTGTAAATTTTCTACCAAATTTTTATAAAACTGAAGCAAATAAAAAATTCTTACAAGCTACTGTTGATCAAATAGTTCAACCTGGTGCTGTAAAAAAGATTAATGGATTTATTGGTCGAAAGACTGCTAAAGCCGCAGTAGGCAATGATGTTTATATCGATGCGCCTACAGCTCAACGACAGAATTATCAACTTGAACCTAGTTTTACTGTTAAAGATACATTAGGAAATCCTACATTCTTTAAAGATTATCAAGACTATATTAATCAAATAAATGTATTCGGCGGCAATACCGCGAATCATGCAAGACTTAACGAGCAAGAATTTTATAGCTGGGATCCGCACATTGACTGGGACAAGTTTGTTAATTTTCAAAACTACTATTGGCTTCCATACGGCCCTGATACTATTAAGATATTTGGTCAACAAAAAGCGATTACAAGTACATATACTGTTGAACTTCAAACTGAAGGTTCGGATTATCAATACTTGTTTACTCCTAACGGGTTAACTCCAAATCCTGTATTAACATTATACAGAGGTCAAACATACATATTTGAAATTACTAGTCCAGGAAATCCTTTCAGCATCAAAGTCAACAGAAACATAGGTAAATTTGATAGATATACTGACGGTGTGACTGGCGGCGGAGTTGTTGACGGAAAAATTACATTTGAAGTACCAGCAAATGCTCCTAGTATTTTGTATTATCAAAGTGAAACTGATAGAAACTTAGGCGGTGTCATTAAGATTCTTGATATAAAAGAAGATACTTATATTGACATAGAAGCAGATATATTAGGAAAAAAGACCTATACACTAACGAACGGTCTAGCATTATCAAACGGAATGAAAGTATCGTTTGGCGGAAATGTTTCACCGGCAAAATATGCTACCGGAGAATATTATGTTGAAGGTGTCGGATCTTCTATTAAACTAATTAATAAAAATATTCTTGAAGTTATTACAACATATACTGTAACAGAAGCGGTATATTTTGATAGTATTCCTTTTGACACTCAACCATTTAGTGATTCTTCTAATTTTGCATCAACAAAAGATTACTTAACTATAAGTCGTGCAAGCAGAGATCATAATCCTTGGAGCAGATACAATCGTTGGTTCCATAAAGATACGATCGAATCTACTGCGGCATATCTAGGTCAAACAATTACATTAGATCAAGCATCTCGTGCAGTTCGTCCTATTATTGAATTTAATGCAGATTTAAAATTATTTAATTTTGGAACTCTAGCAGTTGATGATGTGGATGTTATTGATACATTTACTAAAGATGTGTTTTCTACTATTGAAGGTAGTCGAGGATACAATATCGACGGAGTAGCTTTAGCAGACGGTCAACTAATATTATTCACCGCCGATACTGATCGACTAGTAAAAAATAATATATACCGAGTAACATTTACAAACATATTAGGCTATAGACAGATCCATCTAGAGCCGGTAACACAGCCAACAGTAAACAATGTAGTATTGATTAAACAGGGTAAAAAGAATCAAGGCCAGATGTACTGGTATGATGGTACTACATGGAAATTATCTCAACAGAAAACAACTACGAATCAAGCTCCGCTATTTGACATAGTTGATAAAAATAAAATTTCATACGGTGATGCTGATACATACCCTGGTACAAACTTTATTGGTACTTCAATTTTTAGTTATAAGATAGCATCAGCCGGTCTTACTGATTCAAATCTTGGATTTAAATTAACGTATAAAAATATTAATAATATCGGAGATATTGTTTTTAATTTTACACTAGCAACAGATACTTTTCAGTACAAACTATCTACTACTACTGCTTTAAAAACAGTATTAATTAAAGTAGGATACCTAGTAACACAGGATTATGCTGGCAATTTAGTTTATCAAAACGGATGGCAAAAATCTTCAGTTACTACAGCTCAAGCAGGTGTTCGAGTTTATAAAAATAGTAACCTTGTAAATAATTTTCCGATTGATATATTTGATAATGTCGATAACCTCTCAGACTTAACAGTAAGAGTATATGTAAACGGTATCCGTCTAGATACTAATAAGTGGACATTAGTTGATACACCGGTATTTAAACAAGTTAAACTAACAACTGACATTGCAAAATCTGATGTATTAACTATTAAAACATTTGCAAAACAGCCAATTAACAGTAACGGATATTATGAAATTCCTGTTAATCTACAAAATAATCCTATGAATGATGAGATAGGAGATTTTACTCTTGGCGAAGTCATTGACCATGTTAGTTCTATAGTTGAAAATTTAATAACATTCTCTGGAATATATCCTGGCGCAAGTAATTTAAGAGACCTTGGAAACATAACTCCATATGGTACTAAATTTGTACAACATAGTGGTCCAGCAAGTTTATCTATCTATCATACTACTAGTGAAATTAATAATATTGTTCGCGCGATTGAAAAAAATCGCGAAGATTACAGTAACTTTAAGAAAAATTTTGTTAGTATTGCAACACAACTAGGAGTTGATTCAAATCCTGTAGATCAAGTTGACATGATTTTAAATCGTATCAATAAAGATAAGCCAACAACGTTCTCTTATTACTTTAGCGATATGGTTCCATACGGATCATTTGTAGAGACTGTGTTAACCGTAGTTGATTATAGAATTAAAACCTATCCGTTAACGACCGTATTTAATTTAGACAAGTTATCAAATCAAGCAGTGGGCGTTTACCTTAATGGTTTTGATGCACAAACAGGCACGCAATTACTGTATGGTAAAGACTATACATTTGATCAACAAGGCTTTATTGTACTAACTGATACTGTACCCTTACACAATAATGATACCATCACTATTAGAGAATATGATAATACTGATGGATCATTCGTACCAGAAACTCCGACTAAACTAGGCATATGGCCAAAATATGAACCTAAGATTTATTTAGATACAAGTTTTGTTACGCCTACTATGATGATACAAGGTCATGATGGTAGTCAAGTAGCGGCTTACAATGACTATCGAGATGCTATTTTATTAGAATTAGAAAAACGCATTTATAATAATATTAAAGTTGAATACAATACAAGCATTTATGATATTGCCGATACTATTCCTAGCTATAATAGAACTAATGCATATAGTATTGATGAATTTAATAATGTATTAGCACCAAGTTTTTATAAATGGGCAACTTTAGTTGATAAAGATTTTACCAAACCCTTAAACTACGATCTTAATAACAGTTTCACTTATAACTATGCAGGACACTCTGCACCTGATGGTACTACTGTGCCAGGCTATTGGAGAGGAATATACAGATGGTTATTAGATACTGATCGTCCTCATATTTGTCCTTGGGAAATGTTAGGGTTTACTGAGCAACCTACATGGTGGACAAGTTTGTATGGTCCGGCACCATACACTAGAGATAATCGAGTTATGTGGAAAGACATTGCTGATGGTGTAGTTCGTCAGCCAGGAGTTCCTGCAATAACCTTAACAAAATATGTTAAGCCTTTCTTACTTGATCATATTCCGGTTGACGACAATGGTAAACTTCTTAGTCCGTTGATTTCGGGCCTTGCAAGAGGAACTGTTACACAACAAACTGACAGTGATTTTGTATTCGGCGATGTTGGACCTGTAGAGTCTGCTTGGAGAAAGAGTAGTCACTTTCCTTTCAGTGTTATCTTAACATCAATGTTGTTGACTCCGGCTAAAACTTTTGGTCTATTGTTAGATAGATCAAGAATCGTACGTAACCTAGCAGGTCAGCTAGTTTATTCAGATACTAATTTAAGAATTAAGCCATCGGCTATTTTACTTCCTAACGTTACTGCTAGTGAGAATAGAGTTCAAACCGCAGGTATTATCAATTATCTTATCAATTATATTCTAAGTGATAATTTAAAATCTTATACAGCATACCAGTATGATTTAACAAATCTAGCACCACAGATCAGCTATCGTGTCGGCGGTTTCACTAGCAAACAAAAATTTAATTTATTACTAGATTCGAGAACATATGCATCGTCGAATGTAGTGTTTATACCACAAGATGATTATAATATTATTCTTAACAGTTCAAGCCCTGTTAAGAAAATAGTATACAGCGGAGTAATTGTTACCAAGGTAACTGCTGGATACGAAGTTAAAGGATATAGCCAAACACAGCCATTCTTTAAATATTATCAATATACACAATCTGGTGTAACAATTAATGTTGGCGGTATATCTGAAAAATTTAACACATGGACTACATTGCACGATTATGCAGTAGGTACTATTGTTAAACTAGCTCAACAATATTATCGAGTATTAGTTAATCATACCACTACTACAGTATTTGAACCTAAATATTATCAAGCTCTTAGTAGTCTACCTATTACTGGCGGACGTGATGCTACTTTTAGAAAGCTATGGGATAGAACTAAAGAACTAGTAGCACCTTACGGAACAACATTTAATAGTGTTCAAGAAGTTGTTGATTTCTTATTAGGCTACGGCGAGTATCTAAAAGATCAAGGTTTTGTATTTGACGAATTTAATAAAAATCTTGGAACTGTAACTAATTGGGAAACTAGCGCCAAAGAATTTATGTTCTGGACTACACAGAATTGGAGTTCAGGTGCAGACAAGTGGACCGATTGGAGACCAAATGTCGCTGTGCCATTTAATTTAATTGTAAAGTATAATGGGGATTATTATCGTTCTATAAGAAATGTAGAAGCTAGTTCAACCTTCGATCCAACAAATTTTATTAAATTAGATAATTTAAGTACAGTTGGAAGTGGAGTTATTAGTCTTAGCCCTAGTGCTGATAAGATTACATTTAATACTACCCTAGCAGTTGTAGATGATATTGGTAATCAATTCAACGGGTATGAAATTTTTAAAGTAGACGGTACACCTTTAGAAAAATCGTATATTAATTCTTTTAGAAGTGACAATGCAGTCAGCTATAGTTCTACGACTAATGATGGCATATACGGCGCAAGTTTTTATCTAATACAAAAAGAACAAGTAGTATTGTTAAACAATTCAACTATGTTTAATGATACTATCTATAGTCCTGCGAGCGGATATAGACAAGAACGAATCACAGTAGCTGGTTATGTAAGTGTTGGATGGACTGGTGGCTTTGATGCTCCTGGGTTTGTATTTGACGAAGCTGTAATTACAGAATGGCAACCGTGGAAAGATTATAACATTGGTGAAGTTGTAAAATACGGTCAATATTATTTGCAAGCAGATCCTAAGGGTAATTTTGTACCAGGTGCAGAAATGCTAGATCAAACTCAATGGTTAAAGTTATCTAGTAAACCATCTTCTAAACTTATTCCTAACTGGACCTATAAGGCTGCACAATTTACTGACTTCTATAGTTTAGATAGTGATAACTTTGATGCAACACAACAACAGGTTGCCCAACATTTAATCGGATATCAAAAGCGTTCATACCTTGATAATATTATCAAAGATGATGTAAGTGAATTCAAGTTCTATCAAGGAATGATTCGTGAAAAAGGTACACAAAACGTTCTTAACAAATTGTTTGATGTACTAAGTGCTGACGGAAAAGAAAGTTTAACATTCAAAGAAGAGTGGGCTATTCGATTAGGTCAATATGGTGCTAGTGGAGCATTTGAAAATATTGAATTTGTATTAGATGAAGCACAATTTAAAATTAATCCGCAAGGTTTTTATCTAGTTAGTCAACCAGACTCTAATGCACTTGACTATATTATTAGACAAACACCAAACAATGTTTATTTAAAACCTCTAGGATATTCTAGTACACCTTGGCCTGTATTAGAAAATTATCAACCTTATCTTCGTAGTGCAGGTTATGTTAGAGCCTCTGAAGTATTTGTCTCATTAAAAACTATATCTGATATTGTAAATTATGATGTAACTTATTTTAATAACGGATCTTATGTATCGTGTGCGTTTGAAGGCACTAGTTGGAATGTATATAGATTTACAGATGTTAATTTTAAAGTTACTACTATTACATACGACAACAACGTATTAACTATCACTCTCCGTGATATAGTTACATTAAAAGTTGATACTTGGATCGGTATATCACAGACTACAAACATTAATGGTTTTTATAAAATAACTAGTATAACTTTAAATTCGTTTACAGTAAGTGCATCGCCTACTAGTTGGTCAACATTTACTGAACAATCAAAAGTAATCATATATGCATTATTAAGCCAGCGCACTGCTTCTATCAATAACATTGATGATATTATTCCTCGAAAACTCACTGCTGGTGAACGTTTATGGACCGATGATAGTGGCGATGGCACCTGGGCGACATGGACTTATAATCCTGTATACACGCAGACAAAATTCTTTAACTCTACACCAGCTACTGGATTAAATTATGGTAGAGCTGTAGCAATCAATGCGACAGGTAACATCCTTGGTGTTTCTACTGCTAACGGTGATATTGTAACTTGGGATAAGGCAAGTGTTAAAACTCCTTGGATCCAACGACAACTGGTAACTAAGCCCTATGTTACTAATCAAGTAACACTGGCTAACTTATATGCAACTGTAATGGCATTTAGTAATGACGGCCTTTGGTTAGCCACTGGCAGTCCAGGAGTTGGATATGCATACACAAGATATAAAGGCGTATACTCTAGTTCAACTTATTATGTAGTTGGCGACATTGTAGCAACAGCTTACCCTACATCACAAGAAACAGACTTCTTGGATAGAGTGAGCCAATTGACTGATCAATTTAGTATAAATTCTAATGTAGCAGGATACCCATGGGGTGTAACATTGCCACTTGGTCAAAATACATATGATCAACTGATTCTATTGTCTCCGGTAACAACTGCATCGATACCTAACTTTACTAGTTTAGTAACACTTGCTTATTCAGTAAAAACAGCATACCTTACCTGGCAATCAGTAAGAGCTAATGCATATTTTTATAGAGCACTAGCAAATACACAAAATCATGCACCTGCTACCGGTCAGCAGTCAAATACCTATTGGGAAAGTATACCGTATATTCCAGTTGATGATGCAGGAACAAACAGCGGACTAGTAGCACAGGGTGTTGTGCATCTTTATAAGAAAGACCCGGACAATATTTACACGTTAGTGGATTCTTTTGTTAGCCCAAACCCTACAGCTAGCGAACTATTTGGTTCAAGTATAAAATTCTTTACTTCAACGACAAATGGATTTACAGATCAACTTATAATAGGAGCACCGGGTACTAGTAATGTATATAATTTTGCTTTTGGTTCTGTTAAAGAAACATCAACAGCATTTAATCCGGTTGGAACAGTCGGGGGAATTATTGTTGTAACCTCTACAGCAGGCATCTTACCAGGTATGACAGTTAATGGTACTGGATTTACCAGCGGCCAAACTGTATCAGCTGTTATTAATTCTAAGACTTTACAACTAAGCGGAAGTCCTGACAGCACTCCGAATGGTGTTTTAACATTCAGTGTTACTGGTTGGTTCTTTACTGACTATCAAAAATCTACAATATATACTGTTCCAACTAGTAGAAATTTTGGAGCTAGCGTAGTAGTCAGCGGAGACTATAAATCTGCATACGCATTATCAGCAGTTAACGGAATAAATCCAGGTACAGTCGTAATAGTATACAATAATACCTATCAAAAAATAACGGGTACCGGTATAGCATTTGGTTCATCAGTAGCACTTTCAAATGATGGCACTTATCTAGTAATATCTGATCCTTTAGCAAGTGGCACAAGTGTTAACCAAGGATCAGTTTATATCTATAAACTAGTTAGTAACACGTATTCATTATATCAAACTATTGTAAATCATAATCCGGAAAATTCTGGATTCTTTGGTAGCAAAGTTGCGTTCATGACAGACAACACTCTAGTAGTTTATAGCTCAAGTGGTGATACTGTTAATGAAATGACGTTTGACCAAACTCAAACATCTTTTGATAAAAAGAGTACTACATTTATTACTAGACATATTGATAGTGGTAAGGTAGACATCTACGACAACTATTCAACTAAGTGGGTCTTTAGCGAATCGTTATCAACTACTAATACACTAAATGATGGCTACGGTACTGGCTTCGCAGTAGGATTAAATCACATTATTGTAGGTGCTCCTACTACACTTGATCAAACATTATCTTCAGGTGCGGTATATGATTATTACAAACTTCCTGGTAAATTTACCTGGACAAAAACACATACTGAAATCGTAAAACCAGATGTATCAAAAATTAAAAGAGCATTCTTATATAATAGAACTACTGGCGAGCTAATCAAACACTTAGATGTTATTGATCCGTTGCAGGGCAAAATAGCAGGACCAGCTAGCGAAGAGATTACATTTAGTTCTTTCTATGATCCAGCAGAATATACTATAGGCGATGATACTGTAACTATAAATGCAGACAAGCCATGGACCACTAAACAGGTAGGAAAATTATGGTGGGATCTAAGAACAACCAAGTTCATTGATCCGTATGACGGAGACGTTGTTTACAGAACTAGCAATTGGAATACCTTAGCAACTGGTGCATCTGTCGATATCTATGAGTGGGTATCAAGTGCATACAAACCAGCTGACTGGGACAACCTAGCTGATACCGAAGCAGGCCTTGCTAAAAATATCAGTGGCAAGAGTTTATATGGTAATACTTCATATAGTGTCAGCCAGACATACGATACAATAAGCCAGACATATAGAAATGTTTATTATTTCTGGGTTAAAAATAAAACTATCGTTCCAAATGTACCTGGTAGATATATCTCAGCATCAGAAGTTGCATCGTTAATTTCAAATCCAAGAGGTCAGGGTTATGAATACTTGTCGTTGACTGGAATTAATTCATTCAATCTTACAAATGCCAAATCAATGTTGACCGCAGATAGTGTTGTACTATCAGTTGAGTATTGGACTACTGATAAGACCGATCGAAATGTACATAGTCATTGGAAAATAATCAGTGATGAAGAAACTACAGTAATACCTACAACTATAGAACAAAAATGGTTTGATAGTTTGTGTGGTAGAGATTCTAATGGGTTGACTGTTCCTGATCTAAAACAACCGATAAAATTAAGATACGGAATTGAAAACAGACCGCGTCAAAGTATGTTTGTTAATCGATTTGAAGCACTTAAACAGTTTATAGAACAAGTTAATATTACTCTATCTGAAAATCAAATTGTACAATCAAAGAATCTAACTAATTTAGAAAAATATGATTCATATCCAGACTATGTAACACTAGTTGATGGAACAAAGATTCTTCCTAGCGGACTTTATGATACTACTATCGATACTGATGCAGAATTGTCATATGTCAGCATCGGAGCATTTAAACGACCCGACCTTACACCTATAATAGTTGATGGTAAGATCACAGGAATAACAATTAATTCTGCCGGTCTTGGATATTTGTATCCGCCATTTATTAGTATAGTTGGTAGTGGCCGCGGAGCAGTTGTTCGTGCAACTATTAATACATTAGGTCAAATAACAGGCGCAACTATTTCTTCCGCTGGCGAAGGATATGATTCAAATACAGTAGCAATCATTAGAGATTATTCGGTACTAGTTTACAGCGATTCACAGTCTAACGGTAATTGGGCCATTTATTCTTATGATCCGACCGGAAAAGTATGGTCTAGAATTAAATCTAAGACATATGATGTAAGAGATTATTGGGAATATACTGACTGGTATGCAACTGGATATAATCAATTTTCAGCCGCTGACTACGGAGTTGATACATTTGATCAATTAAATTATATTAATCCTTTGATTGGTAAACTAGTGTTAGTACGTACTAGCTCAACAAATGGCTGGCAATTATTATATAGATATGCAACATCTTCTAGTATTGATTGGACACAGAGTTATCGAGTAGTAGGTGTACAAAACGGCACTATAAAATTTAAATCAAGTTTTTATCAGTTCTCTAACACTAGCATCGGCTATGACGATTCAACGTTCGACGGCGCAGTATTCGACGGTGAAGCAGTAAATGAACTAAGAATCGTATTAACTGCATTAAAGAAAGACATTTTAATAGATGAACTTAAACAAAAGTATATAGATTTATTCTTTACTAGTGTACGATATGCACTAAGCGAACAAGTGTACATTGATTGGATTTTTAAAACAAGTCTTGTTAAGGCTCAGCACAACATTGGCGAACTAGGACAACCAGTCAATTATCAAATTGACAATTTATCTAATTTTCAAGAATATGTAAATGAAGTAAAACCATATCGTACAAAGATTCGCGAGTATGTTAGTGCTTATTCTAAAATAGATGATTCTATAACAATGGTAAGTGACTTTGATCTTCCAGTAGTGTATGATAATAATAAAATAGTTAATATCAATACATGGATAACAAACGGAAAAATTCAAGCAGACAATGCCGCAATACAAACGTATCCATGGAAGAACTGGTTAGATAATGTAGGATTTATCGTAACTGAACTAAGACTTGTCAACGGCGGCGAAGGATATGTAAATGAGCCAGTGGTAAAAATTACCAGCGATTCTGGATCTGGTGCGACCGCAAGAGCATTCTTTGCTAACGGAAAAATTAATAGAATAGTACTCCTAACAAATGGTAGTAAGTATTTGTCAGCACCAACAGTTACCTTAGACGGTGGACTGTCAGCGACTGGAACAGCCGCTAAAGTTGTAGCAGTCATCGGTAATAGTGTTGAAGCTGATATGCCTCACGGTGTTGTTCGTTCATCGCTGATAAAAATTAAATTTGATAGACTAACTCAATCTTACTATATTACTCAACTACAGCAAACTGAAACATTTGTCGGCAGCGGTTCTAAATTACAATTTAATTTAACATGGGCTCCTGATATTAATATCGGTAATAGTACTGTAACAATAACATCTCCAGGACAAACTAGTGAAATTTTAGTATTAAGAGATTTATATACTCTAGCAGTTAAAAAATCAACTACAAAAGGATATACTAGCTATTCTGGAACGATTACATTTGCAACAGCACCTGCTAACTTGGCTGTTATTAAGGTAACTTATATTAAAGATTGGGATTTATTAAATGCCGCAGATAGAACACAGTTCTATTACGATCCACAAACTGGACAAATCGGTAATGATTTGTCACAACTAATGTCCGGCATTGATTACGGCGGCGTAACAATTAATGGTTTAGGATTTGACGTTGCCGCAGGTTGGGGAGCGTTGCCATACTATACAGACAAGTGGGATACATTTGATGCTACATATAGCGATTATATTGTAACTGTATCTGCAGGCACACATTCTTTCACATTGCCATACACTCCATCAGCTAGTACAATTTTAAATGTCTATTATGTACGTACAACTACTTTATCATATACTAGCAATGGAATAGATACAAAGTATTCTTATACTCCATCGAATAGAACACCAGTAGTTACAGCGAGTACCACACAGACATCGCTAGCACCAGTAACATTATCGGGAACTGCTGGAACAAGATTATTAAGAGTAAATTCTACAAGTAAAATTCGTCTCGGTGATACTGTTACTTGTACCGCAGTTGCAGCCTTTTCTTTGAATACAAAAGTTACAGCTATCAATAGCGGTACAAATACAGTTACATTGAGCCAGATTCTATATCTGGATGTGCCAACGAGCTCAAGCATTGTCTTTACTCGAACACTAGCTCAACCAACTAATTTTTCAATATTCTCTAACGGTAATGTAACACTAGCAACACCATTATCAAGTGGTACTCAGTTGAACATTATAACAGAGTCTGAACCAATAAGACTTGACGATCCTAACTATGGAACAGTAGACCAAACTAATACTAATGCAATTATGTCATCAATAACTGCAAGCGGATCTACTGCAACATTTACAATACCAAATACATTTACTGTACTTGCAGGTGACAAATTTATTTGGAGACAAAGTACCAGTGACGGTTCTATCAAACCTCAAGACACTGACTATGATACTGCACTCAATGGCGGCAATCTTGCTTATAGTACTGCTACTGGATTATCAGCAGATGATATACTAGTCGACGGTGATGGATTAATTACTCCTACTACTAGCCCTGCTCCTGAAGAAGTGGTTCCTGGACAAGTAGTAGATGCTGTTGCTATTAAAGTATTTGATCAACCAATAACTGGAAGTGCAAATATTAAAGTTGACAATTATCTTGCTGACGGATCTAATAGTGCGTTTGTGATCACACAAACACCATCGAGCCCTCGAGCAATAGTTGTTAAAATTGGTTCAACTATTCAAAAGTATACCACAGACTACACAGTTGATTATAAAAATAAACTAGTAAACTTTACATCTGCACCAGCGGCAAACAGTACGGTATCAATATTCAGTCTTGGATTTAGTGGTGATAATATTTTAGACATTGACTATTTTGTTGCCGATGGATCTACATTAGAATTTATTACTAAAGCACCGTGGTTAGACTCAGTAACTAGTTTAGTATATCTTAATGGTCTTGCAATAAGTCCAAAATTGTTTAGAACAGATAGTACATATGTAAGTGCAAATAGAATTGGCCTACAATTTAGTACCCCGCCGGCAATTGGATCTATTATTAACTATATTATTGTTAGCGGAAATCAACAGACATTTGCTATTACTAAAACTGAACTAGTTCCAACTAACGGTGCTACAACTTATGCACTACAATACCCTATAGGTGATCGCTTACCCCTTGAAACTAATTTTATTGTTCGAGTTGATCAGTCAATTTTAACTGGACCTAACAACAGTTATTTTACAATCGCAGATAATAATTTAGATTATACAATTGATCCTACTACATTCTTACCTTATAGTGTGTCAATTGGTGATATAAAAATACTAGCTAACGGAAAACTATTAACTATTGGTTCAGATTATACAATTAATCTTAGTGGGATAACGATTTCGATTAATCAAACAGTCTATAACAAATATGTTGGTAAACAACTAATTGTTAGTATTGTTTCGGATCAACAGTACACTTATAATTCAACAACAGGTACAATTACATTTAAACAAGCCTATGATAATACCAAGGTTGTCGAAGTTATTAGTTCATACAAACATGATGTTTTAGATATTCAACGAACTGATATTAATGTTTCGTCAAGTCTAGCATTGACTCCGGATACTGTAAAATATTTCTATTATAAATCAATCACTGGCGGAATATTATCATTGAACCGTTCGATTATAAATGACAGCTATGTATGGGTTGTTAAGAACGGAACACTGTTAACACCAGCGATTGATTATAAATTGAATGATGATCGAGTGTCTATCACCCTAGCATCTGGTACAGTTGTAACAGATAAAGTTACACTAATCACCTATGGTAGCAATGTATTAACAACTGGAATCGCATATATGCAGTTTAAAGATATGCTAAATCGCGTACACTTTAAACGCTTAAATCGCAATAAAGAAACATATCTTGTAAAAGCTCTACACTACAATGATACTACAATTACAGTTGCAGATGCAAGTAGTTTTGACTTGCCTAATACTGCTAATAATAAACCAGGAATTATTGAAATTCGAGGAGAACGCATCGAGTTCTTTGCAATTACTGGAAACGTATTAAGCAAACTGCGTAGAGGTACATTGGGAACAGGAACACCTCCTGTACATAATTCTGGTTCTTGGGTTCAAGAAATTGGTGCTAGTGAAACAATACCATATGTTGAGAATACTATTACTGAACAAATTATCAGCGATGGTACCAACACTGTTAATTTAAATATTATAACACCAACTAAAGCATCAACAACATGGTCATATGCTACTGGTTATACTTCAAGCATACCTGCAGGCTACGGACAAAGCAATGATATAGATGTGTTTGTAGGCGGCTACGATACTAGTTCTGTATGGACGCCAAATACATCTTATAGTGTAGGAATTATTGTTACTATCGGTAGTTACACATATCAATGTAAGACTGCTCATACTAGTAGTTTAGTCTTTACTTCTGATACTGCTAAATGGACCTTCTTTATTGGCAATATTAGATTAAAGAAAAAACCTTACATGGTGCATAATGTTAATCAAGCACCTGATAGCCCAGAAGGTGATATACAATTAGATGCTGATTTTGCAGTTAATGGATCTTCAAAACAGGTTAGATTAACTAATAAACTAGCAATAGGTACACAAGTAACCGTGGTAAAACGCCAAGGCGTTGCTTGGGATAGTACAGTAAATATATTAAACGACTCTACTGACGTTGCTAAGTTCTTAAAAGCTGTTCCCGGAACATGGTATAAGGACTTTAAACAAATAAGTACAATTACTACTGCTACAACTTTCGATAACGATACATCGTTTGATGGCACATCAATAACATTTGACCAAGGATAAACAGAATGACGCAACAGATAATCAATATAGGAGCCGCAGCCAATGACGGTAAAGGTGATAGCCTTCGTAGTGCCGGCATAAAGGTAAACGCTAACTTTGCTGAATTGTATTCAACTAAAGTTCCTGATTTCTTTGGCAATGCCAACAAAATACTAAGCACTAATGGAACTAGTTTGTTTTGGGTGCCGTCGACAATAACTAATGCTATTCAAACTACTTCAGTGTATAATGATCCTGTATGGATCGGTACACTAGCATATAGCAAATTAACAGGCAAGCCAACAATCCCAACAGCAGTCAGTCAATTAAATAATGACCTTGGATTCATTACTACTAACGGTTTACCGAGTCAAAGTAGCAATAGCGGGAAATATTTAACAACTAATGGAACATCTTTAAGTTGGGTAGCAGTAAATCCTGGGTCAGGCACAGTGACACAAGTTAGTTTTACTAATGGTAACGGATTCTCAGGAACAGTTTCAACTAGTACAACAACTCCAGCTATTAGTATTGGTACAAGTATTACTGGAATATTAAAAGGCGATGGTACAAGTATATTAGCGGCATCAGCAGGTACCGATTATCTAGCCTCACTACCAACAGCAAGTACTAGCACATTAGGTGGTGTTAAAGTTGATGGCACAAGTGTTACAATTAATGGCAGTGGTGTTATTAGTGTTAGTGCAGGCCTTGCTGGATCTGTTGTGTTTAAAGGCGGATGGAACGCAAGTACCAATAGTCCTACACTAGTGAGTGGTACAGGTTCAGCCGGTTGGATGTATATTGTAACTATAGGCGGTACACAAAACTTAGGTGGCGGCACAGCAACTTATGCTGCCGGTGATCTTTTAGTATATGACGGTACTAATTGGATCGACGTAGCGGCTAATAACGGTGTTGTATCATTTAACACACGAACTGGAGCAGTTACCCTAACCAGTGCTGACATTACATCTGCTTTAGGATATACTCCTTATAATTCAACAAATCCAAATAACTATCTAACATCGATTACTAGTAGTCAAGTTACAACAGCTTTAGGATTCACACCTCTACAGACAACTAGTTTAAGTGTAACAACTGCTAGTGCTAGCGGTAGCGGCAGTTTAACGTATAGTGGTAATATTTTTACATTCACCCCGCCGGCTGCATATTCACTACCGACAGCAACCCCAACAGTACTTGGCGGTGTAAAGATTGATAATAGCACAATTACAATTAGCAATGGAGTTATTGCAGTTAGTAATGCATTAACTAGTGCAGTGCAGTTTAAAGGTTCATGGGATGCAAGTACTAATACTCCGGGATTAAGTGCAAGTTCGCCCACAGGCGTTGCCGCTGGCTGGGAATATATTGTTAGTGCAAGCGGCACAAGAGATTTAGGCAATGGCAGTGTAGCATACTCCATAGGAGATTTGGTAATATATGACGGCTCTAAGTGGGTACGAATTCCAGGCGGAAATTCTGTTACAACATTTAATACACGACAAGGTGCAATTACTTTAACCAGTAGTGATGTTACAACTGCACTCGGCGGCACACAGGTCGCTAATAAAATATTTGCAGGACCTGCAACTGGTGTAGATGCAACACCGACATTCCGTTCGCTAGTCGCTGAAGATATTCCGTCGTTAACTTCTGCACAGTTAGCTACTATTGTTAGTGATGAAACTGGATCCGGTAAGGTAGTTTTTGGAACAAGTCCAGCAATTACAACTAGTCTAACAACGCCGAGTACAAGTTTTGATTTAATCAATACTACAGCGGCAACAGTAAACTTTGCCGGTGCAGGTACTACTATTAGTATAGGTGCTAATTCTGGAACTATTACAGTAGGCAACCCAACAGTTGTTGGAACACAAGCTACAGTGAACTTATGGAATAGTGTATCAACAACAGTTAATGCATTTAGCGCAAGTACTACTACTAAAATTGGTGCAAGCGGAACGATCCAACTAGGTCAAAGTGCAAGTACAACTACAACAGTACAAGTTGGCGGAGCATTTGATGGTAACACATTAAAAGTTGCAGGCACAGGTGCAGGCACGATCAATCTAACTACAGATGTTACAAGTGGCACAGTAAACATATTCACTAGCGCAACTGGTACAATTAAAATTGGTACAACCGGCAGCGGTATTGTAGGATTTGCGGCACCTGCAACATCGACCAGCACAGCCGCAAGTTTAGGTTATTTAGGTATGCCACAGCAAAGTAAGTCTAGTGCGTATACAACAGTTGTTAGTGATGCTGGAAAACACATTTATGTAACTGCTACAGCAACTATTACTATTGACTCTAATGCTAACGTTCCTTATCCGATTGGAACTAGTATTGCGTTTATTGCGGCAGCAGGTGCTACGGTTACTATTGCCATTACCTCGGATGCTATGTATTTAGGCGGAACAGGTACAACAGGATCACGTACACTAGCCGCATACGGTATGGCTACTGCGGTCAAAGTTACTAGCACGAGCTGGTTTATTAACGGAACAGGATTAACATAATATGACTGGTATGATGATGCACCACATGAGCCATAAAGCGGCTTCAGCGGTTGCCAACAACGGATACTATTTTGCAGTGTGTGTTTTTCCTGACTCAAGGGGAAACACCCTTGGGTTTGATATACAAACTACTTCGCCCTATTCTATACCAAGCGGCTTTACTCTTGTTTCTACAGCAACATTTGACCCAACTCATAACGGTACCGGTAACAATTTAAGCAACGGAAATCTGTCAGTAAAAAATGGAACTACTAATAATACGGCTGTGACCACCTATGGTATTAAGACAAACGATAAAGTCATAATGAGTTTTAAATATATCCATACCTATGTTTGGCCAGCGGCTGATAACGCGATCTTTGGAGTTGCTAAACAATCAATTTACTTATCAGCAGGGCAGTGGCCAGGTAATCTTGGCAATGTTCCTTCTACATATTCTGCAGGTATATATGACGACGGACGTACTATAATTTCTACTTTAGGTGGCACTACTGAAGATTTTAATGCGGCTACACGTAGAGCTAGAATATATAATCCCAACGATATCATTGATGTAGCAGTGGATCAAGCAAATAAAAAAATGTGGTTTAGAGTCAACGGAAATCCTTGGATGGCTACATACGCCGCCCCTACAGTTGATGTAGGTGCTAACCCAGCTACTAACGCCGGTGGATTCAGTGTAAGTAGTTTAGTTGGGTTCTAAGTGATTAAACTAGCAGATAATAAACATTGATAAATATTAGATAAAGAGAGTTAACTATGCACAAAGATCAAACAGGAGTTCACATAGAGGGTCATATCAAGATCTGGGATCCCGAAAGTAAGGA